ACCGCAACGGTCGGCCTGCACGAGGTTGCGTCCGTGCGAGACTTCGCGGCGTTGCCGAACGACGAAAAGATCCGGCACAACGCGGCGATGAGCGTCTACAGCGTGCTGCGGCACATCACGAAGGAAAAGACGATGCTCAAGCTCGAAGGGGCCGTGGGCGAGGCACAGGAGAAGTTGCCGCTGGCGAAGATGCTAGCGGCGGTTAAGGAGAACCTGTGAGGGCTCGCGACCGGGTTCGGTGGGATGCGGCTCGATTTGACTTGGTAGGACAGGCCGGATGCGGCAGAGCGAGGCGTGGCTGGGCATGGCGTGGCGGGGTGCGGCATGGCGGGACGAGGCAGGGCGGGACGAGGCAGGGCAGGACGCGGCTGGGCGTGGCATGGCAAGGCAAGGCAAGGCTCTATGAGTGATTTGCTGTGTGGTGTTCATCGTAGCGTGCGGAGCCGCAAACATCGCGATTTTGTGGTGTCACCGCCCTTGAGAACACCAGAAGGTAAGAGCGAGCCATGCATGGTGAGAGTACCAACTCGCGTGAGCGAGTCAAATCCGTAGAGAGCACCAAAAGTGAAGAGCGTACAGAGGAGGACAGATGTCTACTGACACCACGACTGGGGAAGGCACTACGCTGGAGCCGCTGAAGCGGCTATCGCGGGATCTGAAGGCGATGGGTTCTGGGACTGGGGGTGGCCCACCGCTCTCGACTGAGGAGGCCCGTCTCTTAGTCGATTACTACTATCTCTTTCAGGAGGATCGTAAACGCGCCGCCAATCAGGTGCGGGCACTGGCCGAGGCGCAAGAGCCAAACGAAGTGATTCGCTGGGTGCAGGACGTGTCAGCGCTCGTCGAGCGTCGGCTTGTTGCCGTGTTCGAGGCATACAGCAGCGTCTCGCTTGCTGGTCGCTGGGCGAAATCAATCTATGGAATCGGGCCTGTGATCACGACCGGCTTGTTGGCACATCTCGACGTGACGAAGGCGCCGACGGTCGGCCACCTCTGGCGCTTCGCTGGCCTGGACCCCACCTCGAGCTGGGACAAGGGCAAGAAGCGGCCGTGGAATGCGAGTCTGAAGACGCTCTGCTGGAAGATCGGAGAGAGCTTCGTCAAGGTGTCGAATCGAGAGGATGACGTGTACGGTCATCTCTACGCGCGGCGTAAGCAGCAGGAGATCGAGCGAAACGAGACAGGACTATTTGCTGAGCAAGCGGCGTTGATGTTGCAGCGGAAGAAGTTCGACCGGGACACGACGGCCAAGATGTGTTATCAGGTCGGCAAGCTGCCGCCAGCCCATCTTCATGCGCGGGCGAAGCGCTGGACGGTGAAACTGTTCTTGGCACATTTTCACCACGTCGCATACGTGGAGCACTTTGGGACGCCGCCGCCGAAGCCGTACGTGCTGAGCGTGCTGGGACACGGGCACGAGATTGCGATTCCAAATTGGCCGATGCAATAGCCACCCTAAGAGAGAGCACCAGCGGTGTGGAGCGAGCCAGGCTGTTGGAGAGTACCAGAGCATTCGAGCGAGCCAGCATTGCTGAGAGTACCAAGCCGAATGAGCGAGCCACCGGGCTAGAGAGTACCAGTGTGAGTGAGCGAGTCATCGCGCGGGAGAGCACCAAACAGATGAAGCGAGCCACCTTGTTGGAGAGTATCAGACAAGATGAGCGAGCCATTGCGCTGGAGAGCACCACACATCAAGAGCGAGCCAACCGCGCAGAGAGCACCAATCGAGTTGAGCGAGCCAGCGTGCGAGAGAGCACCAAGCTGAATGAGCGAGCCATGACGCGCGGAGAGTACCATCACGCTGGAGCGAGTCACGATTGAGTGAGCCAAGACAATCGAGAGCACCAAAAGAAGAGAGCGAGCCACCAGCTCTGAGAGTACCAAAAATCGCGAGCGAGCCATAAACTGTGAGAGCACCATGGCGTGTGAGCGTTCAGTTGCCTTTGGGTGTATCCTAATAGGGACGCGACCATGACACGACGGCTCACAACGCGGGCGGCGACGAGCAGACTGCGACCTTCCCGCATGTCACAGGCGTCATCTTCCCTTCAGCACTTCCGCCCGCTTGCCCGCAATCCCAATCGGCACACGCAGCAAGGACTTGGACTGCTCGAAGCTTCAATGGATCGCGTTGGCTACGTCGCGCCCATGACAGCAGCTCGCAACGGGGCTGTGCTGGATGGGAACGCTCGGCTAGAAAAGGTCGCCACGAAGTTCGATGGGGTGACTCCGCTGGTTATCGAGCATGATGGGCAGCGGCCGATCATCATGGTCCGCACGGACATTCCGGACGAAGACGATCCGAGGGCGCGCGATATCATCGTCGGGAGTAACCGGATCGCCGAAGCGGATCTGGAGTGGGACACCGAGGTGCTGAAGCAATTCGCGGCGGATGGGCTCGACCTGAAGGCCTTTGAGTTCGATGCACAGATGCTGGAAGAAATCACGGGCGTCCAGGCTGGCCTGACTGACGCGGATGCCGTGCCCGAGGAGCGGCCGACCACGATCAAGCTCGGCGACCTCTTCGCGCTCGGCGACCATCGGCTGCTCTGCGGCGACAGCACGAAGGCGGAGGACGTGGCGCGGGTGATGGCGGGCGAAAAGGCGGCACTGATGGTGACGGATCCGCCGTACGGTATCGGCTACAAATACGCCAACCACGATGATTCGAGCAGCGAGAAGAACGCAGAACTAGTGCGGGCAGTGTTCGTCGGCGCACCGACCGCAAAAGTGTGGACGCCGGGGAAGATGAATCTAGCGCGGGCGTTGGCCGAGTATCCAGCGGCAAAAGTGTTGTGCTGGCATAAGAAGTTCGCGGCGGCTGGTAACGGACTGGGTGGCGCCTCAACATGGGAACCAGTGCTAGTTGTAGAAGTAAGCGATCCTCATCTTGCGAACGACTACCTCGACCACATGACGGACAGGGTGCCAGGATTGCGAGATGGGCACCCGTGTCCCAAGCCCGTGTCACTGTGGGCCGAGTTGATTGAAGCCTTTAGTCGGCTAGGCGCGATCTTGTTCGAGCCCTTCTGCGGCTCCGGTACTACTCTCATCGCCTGTGAGCAGTTGGGTCGCAAGTGCCGCGCGATCGAGATCAGCGAGACGTATTGCGACGTAGCGATCCGAAGGTGGGAAGCGTTCACCGGGAAGAAGGCAGAGAGACTCTCATGGCGAAGCAGAACGCGACAGGCGAGCAGGTAGCGATGCGTAAGCCAAAGCGGACACGTCGAGTGCGTAAGGAGACATCGGGCGGTCAGCCACGTCTCCCGCTGCCAATTCGTGGTCGACTATTGGCGATGCCCAAGGCCGATGCGGAGCCGCCGTGCTTCGACGAGATCCGACACCCGAAAAAACGTGCCTATTTGGTGGCGCTTTCCGCGTCGCCATCCCTGAACGACGCAGCCAGTGCGGCTGGGATCGATCGCACGACGGGTTGGCTCTGGCGGAGGGATGAACGTGATTCAGCCTTTCAGGCCGCACTCGCGCGCGCACGCACCTTAGGGTTAGAAGCGGCGGTCTCGGAGGCGTGGCGCCGAGCCATTGAAGGCGTGGAGGAGCCGGTCTATCAGGGCGGACGGTTGGTTGGCACGATCATGCGCAAGTCCGACACGATGCTGATCTTCATGCTCAAGGGCGAATTCCCCGAGAAGTATCGGGAGCGGTACGAACATGCGGGGGTGAACGGTGGTCCCATTGAACTCGTGGCTCGGGCAAGTGCAGAAGTCGATACCAAGCTGGCCTATCTGTCGGCACGGATGGACCAGTTGATGGCGCGTCTGCCGAAGACACTGCCTGAGTTGCCATCACAATCATGAGCCTGTCGCCCGCTGAACGCTTCGCGCACTTACCTGAGGAGGAACGGAAGTCCTGGCTGATGTCTCTGACCGAGGCCGAGCGCGCCGTGTTGCGATATCGCTGGCGCGATTTCTGGGCGAGGCCGGAGCAACTGCCGCCGCCCAATCCTTGGCGAGTGTGGTTCCTGCAGATGCCTCGCGGTTGGGGGAAGACGAGAACTGGAGCAGAGACGGTGCGATTCTGGGTTGAGACCAACCAGGCACAGCACATCGCGCTGGTCAACGATACGGCCGCGGATGTGCGGGATGTCCAGGTTGAGGGGCCAGATGGCCTTTTGTCTGTGTCGCCGCCCTGGAATCGGCCGCAGTATGAACCCTCCAAGCGCCGGCTGACGTGGCCGAATGGTGCGATTGCGATCTGTTATGCGGCGGAAGCTCCGAGCTTGCTCCGTGGCCCTCAGCACGACAAAGCGTGGTGCGATGAGCTAGCGAAGTGGCAGAATCTGCAGCGTAAGGATGCGAATGGCGAGACCGCATGGTCGAACCTGCTTATGGGTTTGCGCGTCGGCGACAATCCGCAGTGCATCGTGACGACGACCCCACGTCCGATTCCCCTCATCAAGGCGCTTCTGCATCAGTCCAGGGTTGTCGTCACGCGTGGGCGACTTGAGGACAACCGAGCCAACCTGAGCGACGCCTGGTATCAGGACATACACCAGCAGTATGATGGCACGCGATTGGGTCGGCAGGAACTCGAAGGCGAGCTACTTGAGGAGATTGAAGGGGCGCTCTGGACGCTAGCCATCTTCGATCAGTATCGAGTGCATGAGCGTCCGGTGGATCTGAAACGCGTCGTCGTGGCGATTGACCCGTCAGGTTCATCGCGTGGGGCCGAGGCCGGCATTGTGGTAGCGGGGCTCGGGATAGATAATCACGGATACCTGCTGGCCGATACAAGCGAACGCTGTGCGCCCGACCGATGGGGTCGGCTGGCGGTGCAGGCGTATGATACGTATATGGCGGACGCGATTGTGGCCGAGACGAACTACGGCGGCGAGATGGTGACGGCGGTCGTCCAATCAGCGGCGCAGGCGCTCCATCGGGAAGGACAGCGCCAGAGTCCGTTCGTGCATGTGCGCGTCGTGACCGCAAGTCGTGGGAAGCAGGTGCGAGCCGAACCGGTCTCGGCCCTCTATGCTCAGGGCCGCGTCCATCATGTCGGCACGTGGCCAGCACTCGAAGATCAGATGGCCACATGGGTGCCTGGTGCTGAGAGCCCCGATCGTCTCGACGCTGCTGTGTGGGCGATCACGGATCTGATGGTGGGTCAGATGCCGATCACGGTGAGCCTGCCCGCCTCGATTGAGAGTCCGTCGCGCTGGTCGATTGGCGGGCAGGGCGGAGTGCGGAACCCAGCTCTCGGGCCGGAGTGGTAAGCAGGAGGGGACGAAAGGACGGTCGTGACCGATGGCAAAGCACCAACAACTCGTTCGTCCCTCCGCGGATGATCCGCGTATCGTGGCAGTGAACAGGCCGGAAGACGTCCCGATCAGCTCGGCGCCATACGTCGAGATCGGCATTAGCGGCGTATCGCGCTACGGCCCGATCAGTCGCGTCTATGAGGAGTTCCTCCGTGAACTCCAGGGGCCGCAGGGCATGAAGCTGTACCGCGAGGCGATGGATAACGACCCGATGATTGGGGCCGTCCTGTTCGCTGCGCAGTATTTGGCTCGGCAGGTGCCTTTCCGGGTTGACCCCTCGACACAACCCGGTGCGAGTCCACGCGATGCGAAGTTCATTGCCAGTCGCGTGAGCGGAGCGCTTTTTGATGATCTCGAGACGACGTGGCCGGATACACTCAGTGAGATTCTGACGATGCTGCCCTTTGGGTGGGCGTGGCACGAGGTGATTTACAAGCGATGCTTAGGTATGGAGCCACCGCCCGAGATTGACAGCGCAACAGGGATGCTGAAGGACGGTTCACCATTGTTGCCTCCGCCGATTGGGCAGGCGACGGGAGGCCCGCTCGGACAAGGGCCATTGCCGGCGATGTGGACACCCTCAAAGTTCAGTGATGGATGGATCGGCTGGAAGAGCTGGGGCTTGCGCTCACAGGAAACCCTCTTTATGTGGGAATGGGACAGCCGCTCGCAGGTCAAGGTGTTGCAGCAGATGGCCCCACCGGATTACAAGATCCGACGCATCCCGGCCGGCAAATGCTTACGCTTCCGCACCCAGACTGCCAAAAACAATCCTGAGGGCCGCTCCATTTTGCGAAATGCCATCCCCGCCTATATCATGAAGAAGAACATCCAGTGGGTAGAAGGCGTGGGCGTGGAGCGCGAACTCGCTGGCTATCCAGTGTTGCAAGTCAAGGAGCCGAACCCGAGCACGGGGATGATTCCGCCCGATATTTGGAACACGAAGGATAGCGCGATGGTAGCTCTGCTCAGTAACCTGAAGAACATGGTACGGCAGATCAAAATGGACGAACAGCAGGGGGCGGTCATCCCGTACTGGCTGGATCTGAAGCTCTTGACAGGTGGGGGGCGACGTGCGATTGATACCGACACGATCATCAAACGCTACAGCCAGGACATTCTGAGCTCAGTCATTGCGGACTTCGTCACGATTGGCCATGAGGCACAAGGATCTAGGGCATTGGTGAGCACGAAGAGCGGGCTCTTCACCTCTGCTCTGAATGCCTTCCTGGACATTATCTGCGCGGTCGTGAATCGCTTCGCCATTCCAGAGCTGCTGGCGTTCAATGGGGTCTCGCCCGAGCTGACGCCCACGCTGGCGCATGGGGATGTGGAGAACGTTCCTATCGAGGCACTCGGCGCGTACATTGGGGCGCTGGCACAGGCGGGGATGCAGCTCTTTCCCAGTCCGACCGGTGATCTGGAGGAAGCCTTGCTGCAAGCGGCCAAGCTACCGACGACAGGCGTGCTGGAGACGGCACCGGGATTGGAAGAGAATCCAGCTGCATTTGAGACGCGCGAAGCGGGGACGAGTGGAGATGACGAGGATGGAGAAGACGATCACGGTACGTCTGTACAGCGGTCGGGTTGAATGCATGGTTGCTGATGGGAATATCTAGATGTTCCTTTTTCGCCCGCCGCCTCGTTTCGTTTGGAAACAGAAGCCGACCTCGGCGTTTGAGCGACTCCTGGATCGCCTAGAGCCAGAGATGCGCCGCGCCGTGCGTGAAGCCGCCACGACGATGCAGGGCCGATTAGACTTGGAGGCGATTGCGCTGGCGTTGGAATCGGGCAGTGCTAACCGCGTCGAGCGGCTAGTCGATATGGAACAGTTCCTGACGACGGAGCTGCGTGCGGCGGCAAGGACGATTGTCGAGGCGTTCCAAGCGGGCGCCACACTCGCATCAGATCAGATGATGCGGTCGTACGGTTTTGCCATTGCCTTCGACGTAAGCGATCCACGGGCGCTAGCCTCAGCGGAACAGCGGGCAGCCACGCTGGTGACGGCCGTGACCGATGACACGCGGGCAGCGGTGCGGGATATTATCGCCGATGCCTTCCGAAATCAGTACCCGTCGCGCATTGCGGCCCGAGCGATTCGCCAAGTCGTCGGTCTCAACGAACGACAGGCCACGGCGCTGGCGAACTACCGGCTGGGCCTGCTTGAACAGGAGGTTGCGCCCGAGCGTATCCTGACGCTCACGGACCGCTACGGGGCACGTCTGCTGCGTCAGCGGGCAGACATGATTGCTCGCACTGAAATTAGTCGCGCCAGTCATGAAGGGCAGCGTGAACTCTGGCGCGAGGGAATTCGTAATGGCCAGATCAACCCGGCTGAGGCGCGAGAAGTCTGGATTGCCAATTTTGATGCGTGTGACCTGTGTGCCCAGATGAATGGCCAGATCAGCGGGATCGACGACTCCTTCGATTTCGACGGCGAGCAGATCGATGGGCCGCCAGGACATCCGAACTGCCTACCTGGGGATACTCTCGTATCGCCCTGTGGTGCGATTTCGGCCCTGAGTGAGCGTCGGTATGATGGTGATCTCCTCGTCATCCACACTGCCAGCGGCAAGCACTTGGCCTGCACCCCGAATCACCTGATACTGACATCGCGCGGTTGGATGCCGGCGCGCGTGCTGAATGTAGGTAGCGACGTAATCGGCCGCGTCCGCAGTGAGGGGATGTCGCTCAGCCGATACGTGAACGACCAAGATGTGCCATCGCGACTTGAGCAGATAGCGGAAACGGCGAGGCGTTCGCATCACGTGACGTCCGTACCAGTGCCACTTGCCCCCGAAGATTTCCACGGCGACGGGAAAGGCTCCGAGGTCGCAATTATACGGTCCTATCGCTTGTTGGGGAGGGGCACGACTGATACCGAACTCGTGCGCCAACTGATTTGCGGACGAGCCGGAAAGGTAACGCCGGATGAGATCATCGACATCGATGTGTGTGATTTTCGCGGGCATGTCTTCAACCTCGAAACCGAGTTGGGAGCATATGTGGCAGGTGACATTATGACACACAATTGCCGCTGCAGTACCGGCCTGCAACTTGGTGAGGCGGGTGAGTCATGATTATCCTGTGCTCTGTTCTCCTCATACTTGTGCTGGGCTTCGATACGCTGACGCTGCTGATTGTCTTGGAGAAGGTCGAACGCATCCGCAAAGCGTTCGAGCTGCTGTGTGGGGAATTGACCAAGATGATGCTGACGGTAGACAAAGCGCAGGATGTCCAGGGCTCTGTGGTTTGGTTCGGTCGGTCAGGAGGAGGAATGAATTGATAAGCGAGAAACCTACTGTCGAGACTATCACGCTCCAAGATCTGATCGACCGCTGCAACATAGCGGTGCAGGAGATGGCCCCACGTAACCGTCATCGGTTGCTACTCCTGAATGTGGGGCGAGCGCTGGTGAGTCTGGGCGAGAAGGTGGAAGAGCTGACGCGCGAGATTGCCCAACTCAAGGCGCAGATGGAAGAGAAGGCGACGACGATTGTGCTGCATTAAGGAGGCGTGGTCTATGAAGTCTGGCCATCGTACACGCCTGATGACAGAGGCCGAGCGGGTGCGGCAACACAGACTCCCTCACGCGCGCCCGACGCCGGAGGCCGCTCGAAAGCGCCAGCTAGACACACCGAAGGCTAAGGACACTGAGACGCAGCTCGCGGTGGATGCGCTGCTATCCGTGTTCCAGTCCACGCGTGACCAGTTGGCGATTCTGCGCCAAACGCGGGCGCAACGAACCGTGGGCACGCTGAGCGTGCCCACACACCTGCGGGCGCCGATGCCACTCAAGATCGATGGGTCACCGAACGATCCAAACTCGGAGGCCGGCGTAGAAACACGGACGACAATCCGTCCAGGACGAAGCGAGGACTGACGATGAAATCCAACGGCAACACGCACGGCCAGCCCGACGAGCTGCTGTCGGTCGGGGACGTCGCTCATCTGTACGGCGTCAGCGATGAGACGGTGCGGCGGTGGTGCAGGAAAGGGATCATCGCGTACGTGATGGTTGGGCCATTCAGGCTGAAGAGAATTGCCCGCGTTGATGTTGAGCACAGGGTGTCTATCAGTGCAACTCATAGCTCTTGAGGCTCTGCCTCTGGGAGACTATCCATGAGAGCGATCTCTTCACATCCTGAGGCAATCAGCCTCCAGGAAGCAGCACGGATTCTCTCGCTGTCAGAATCAACTATCCGACGTTTAATTCGCCACGGTCAGCTTGAAGCCATCCGCCTTGGTCCCCGCTTGCTCCGTATTCCACGCAGCGAACTCGCCCGATTGCGCCTCAAACGCACATAAGTCCACACGGCACGACTCGTCTAGTCGGGACTAGTCACAACTAGTCAATCGCTTCCCTTCCGCAATTTCCGCTACTACCCTGAGACCAGTCAGTGGTCTCGATGCCCTTTTTGATCATCAAAGCAGATCCGGCGCAGCAGATTGTCTACGGCTGGGGCAACGTCTCCATTGCTGATGGCGATCTCGTGACTGATCTGCAAGGTGACCAGATCGAGCCGGCCGACCTGGAGCGCGCCGTCACCGACTTCATGCTGCACAGCCGCGAAAGCGGCGTGATGCACGAAGGCGAGCCGGTCGGAGATGTGGTTGCGAGCCTTGTCACCACACCAGACGTCATGAAGGCGTTCTTTGGGGACGAGGTCAAAACTGTTCCAGTGGGCTGGATGCTCGGGGTCAAGGTTCGCAACAAAGCGATCTTCAGGCGCGTCGTGGCAGGCGAGCTGAAAGCCTTCTCAATCCAGGGGACGGCAGATCGGGTGCCAGCCTGATGGCGACGAAACTCCGCGACTTAAAACTCGATCGGATCGATCTCGTAGATGAGCCCGCGAACCCAAAGGCGCGCGTCGTGCTCTTCAAGCGAGCTAGTCAGCCGGCCATTGGCGATGTGCACGTGAATCGGCCGGACTGGCTCGTCAAAGAACTTGCCGGCGAGATGCCTATCGGGAAGCCGTACCCGAATGAGCACGCGGCACGACTGCAGCCTCCCGGCAAGTACAGCACGTTTGCTCGGACCAACGACAAGTTTGGTGCAGGGATTGATGCCATCTTTGGGATTCGGACCGTTGATGGCAAGCGCACGAGTGAATTACAGGCGATCCGGTTTGACCGGCAGAAGTTCACGCCGGCACAAGCCAAGGCGTGGTTGAAAGATCACGAGTACTCCACGGCAAGCTTTGAACCAGCGCAGGACACGAAGGAGAAGTCCACTATGAAGGCGAGACTGCGAAAGCAACGGGCGGACAGGGAACTCTTCAAGCGCTTGGTCGCGCTGGGCAAGGCAGCAGCCGCTGGCCCGCTGTCAGACTGGGCGGCCAGGGAAGAGGCCGAGTCGGAACAAAAGGAAGCAGAAGGCGACGCTGACGCCCGAAAGGAAGCGGAAGCCGAAGCCGAAGCCGAGGCTGAGGCTCGGTACAAG